TGTTTAAATTTACTGATTTTTAAAATACATAGATTTAGTGTTATTTGGAAATTTTGAAATCTCGCTATATGGAGGACATATATATTTCAAGACTTTTTTCAAAATTGCCAACTACACCAATTAAGTATGAAGGAGAAGATTAATGGCTAAGAATGATGACAAAAAGGTTACATATACGAAAGATATGCTAATTAAGGCCGTTGCCAAGGATTGCAGAATCGACAAGAATACTGTTAAGGGCGTATATGAATCTCTTGAAGAGAACGTTTCAGATGCTTTGTCTCTAGCAGATGAAAATAGAAATATTTCTGTTAGGCTGTTTGAGGGTATCGTATTAAACGGAGTATATGTTCCATCTCATGAGAAGGTTAATAATCTTACGGGAGAGACAATTGTGACGAAGAGCAAGATTGTTCCAAAGGCTCACATCACAAGAACATATTGCGATAAGATTAGCTTTCGTAAGTAAATAATTGTTATATACGCAGCTAGTTTGCTGAATATATAAATGCGGAGATTTTTCTTCGCGTATTTTTCTTGCATTCATATTTCTACACCTTTCTTTGTTGTTGCCGTGACTTCCTTTTTGGTTGTCACGGCAACGAATAGTTTATGCTGTGTACATTGTGCAAGATAACAATTAAATATTTATATGACTTAGACTGGGTGGCTTTAGCCGCCCTTCTTTGTTTTGTTCTGGGTGAAATTAGTTCAATACAGAACATCCAATAGTGTATGAAGTAAAAGTTTGGAAGATATTTGTGAAAATCAAATATTTCACCATCATCTTGTTTTGTTACTGCAAGATGAAAAATATGAGGAGGTGCCATACGTGGATTTACATAAAGGCGAATCTGAAAATCTAGAACAATATATTTGGAGACTTGGGCAAGCCAAGGAATCTGGAATTATAGATATGAATTGGGACGAATTGGCCGATATCATTAACAAGGAAATCGGCAATGAAGATATGCCTTATACTTCCTCGGCATTTAGAAAACCATATCAGCAGGCAAAAAAGTTTTATGATGCTGGTGTGTTTAATAAATATGACAATGATGAATATCTAAAAGAATTGCAATCTCAAAAACAAGAACTTGAGAAGCAGCAGGTTAAGGTTCGTGATGAGCGCAATGAACTTCGTAGGATGATTCGTGAACAGGCGCGAAAAGAAAGCTACAAAGAGCAAATCATAAGAAGCATTTCTGAAAGCGACTGTCACCCACTTTTTTATGATGAAGACAAGAAGTTCACTGGATCTTTAAAGTCAGATAATGATATCGTATGCACTTTCTTTGATGTGCATACTGGTATTGAAGTAGATAATTATTTCAATAAGTTTAATAACGATATTTTGCGAGATAGAATTAATCAATATCTTGATAAGATTTTTGAAGTTCAGTTACGTCACGGCTCAGAGAACATCTATGTTATTCTAAGCGAACTCATCTCTGGTTTTATTCATAATACTATTAGAATTGAAAATAATCAGAATATCATTGAGCAGTTTTTAACTGTTACAGATTATCTGTCTCAGTTCTTAACAGAGCTAAGTTATAGATTTAATACTGTAAATGTGTATGTAAGCATGGGCAATCATTCCCGTCTTTCTCAGAATAAAGATGAGAATTTGCGCGGAGAAAATATGGACTTGCTTGCTATCCCCTATCTCAGTGCAAAGCTACAGAATTTTAAAAATGTAGTATTTCACGAAAACGATATTGAATGCAGCATTGCTATATTCAATGTTCGCGGACAGTTGATATATGGGGTGCATGGTGATCGCGATAATCTAAACAACATGGTTCAAAAGTTAACTATGTTTACTGGTAGAAAACCAGATATTATTTATTGTGGTCATAGACATACGAATGCAATGGTTACATCTTATGATACAAAGGTTCTTCAGGCTGGTACGTTTGCTGGTGGTGGAGATGAATATTGCTTAGATAAAAGGCTTAGAAACAAGCCAGAGCAGTTGATTTCCGTGATAACAGAAGATGGGCTTGATTGTATTTACGATATTAAATTTAAATAATTTGTTTGAAGAAAGGTGGTGTAGTGTCGTATGGCTGGAAGAACAGCTAGAAAAAATGATGATTCCACTTTGACACTGCATTGTGCTTGTTGTGGTAAGGAGCTTAAGCCAAAGGATTTTTATAAATCAAATAGCGACTTATATGCTTCATATGGAAAGATGCCGTGGTGTAAAGAGTGCATTAATAAAATTTATTATAATTATTTAAATGTATATAAAGCTAACGGATATGCGAATCCAGAAAAGAAAGCCGTTGAGCGAATATGCATGTTTTTAGATATATATTTTTGCGATGATGCATATAATGCCACAGTTAAAAGAATGGAAGATGGCGATTTAATGTGCTCTCTTATATCTTCCTATATTTCTATTTCACCACTTAGACAGTATAGAGGTGGCTATGATAGGACGCTGGAAGAAAGATATAATGAAGCAAAGTTTAATAATAAGCCTATATCCATATATTCAGATGATGACTCTGATATGAACGAAACCATAGACAAGGCGATAAAGCTATTTGGCAACGGTTTCGACAATGATGATTATATTTTTCTTTACAACGAATACTGCGACTGGACTACTAGGCACGAGTGCAATACAAAAGCTCAAGAAGAGGTTTTTAAGCAATTGTGTTTTAATCAGCTTGAGTTGTTAAAAGCAACTAGAGCGAAGCAGGATACAAAGGATTTGACAGCTACATTCCAGAAGCTTCTTGATACAGCCAAGTTGCAGCCAAAACAAAACTCTGGCGATGCCACATCTGACAGCCAAACATTTGGCACACTTATTGATAAGTGGGAAAACACAAGGCCGATTCCAGAGCCAGAAGATGATTTGAAAGACGTTGATAATATAGGTCTTTACATCGATGTATTTTTTCGTGGGCATCTTGCTAAAATGATGAATCTGAAAAATGGTTTGTCTAAGTTGTATACGAAGTTTATGAAAAGGTATACGGTTGAAAAACCAGAGTATGATGATGATAATGATAACGAAGCTTTGTTTGATGCTATTTTTGGTGACACCGTTGTAGATGATGATTAGGCGGTGTTTATATGGCGAATAAAGCTAGTAGAAAAAAATCAGAAAAAGAGATTGCTAACGAAAAATCAGAACGTATTATGAATGGCATTGCGGTGTGGGCTGGTTTTTATAGGGCTAATCCACATCGTTTTGTTGTTGATTATTTAAATATTAAATTAAAATTATTTCAAAAGATATTATTATATGCAATGATGCATAACAATTTTTTCATGTACATCGCCGCGCGTGGACAGGGTTATTAAAAAAAATACCGCGTGATTGGAATAACAAATGGGTAAGTATACTTACAATAAAGATTATTTCAAAGAGATTAATTCTTTTGAAAAGGCATATTGGCTCGGCTTCTTATATGCAGATGGATGCATTACAAGATTTTATAAAGGTGAAAAACTAAAGTCAATGTCGTTAGAAATAACGCTGCAAAATGATGATAAAAATCATCTTATTAAATTTAGAGATGCACTTGATAGTAATGTTCCTATTAAAGATAAGATTGTAGCTGGAAAATATAAGTCAAGCAGAATTGTTATTAATTGTACGGGAATGTGCAATGACTTAATTAACCTTGGATGCACACCTCAAAAAAGTCTTATATTAGAATTCCCCAAAAATGATATTCTACCAGAAAAATATATTAATGATTTTATCAGAGGTTATTTTGATGGAGATGGCGGTGTCTCATATACAGAGGGAATGTATTATAACAATGCTAGAGGTAAGACTTATAGACAGCATCATTACAGGTGTTATTTTTGTGGAAATAAACATTTTCTACAAAAAATTAAAGATATATTAAATTCAAATGGAATTAATACAAGTGATCTAAAAGAGGACAATAGAAGCAAAGCTATAAATTTATACATATATGGGAAAGACAATATAGAAAAATTAAAACATTTTTTATATACAAAAGATTGTGTTTGTTTATCAAGAAAAATTGAAAAATTTAATGATATTGCAAACAATAATTCTTTGCATATAAATAGATAATATATTGCCAAGTTTAGCCCTGTTAAAATTGGGAAAAATCGGTGAAAGCTAAGTAACTAATGTTATATGTTAATACCGAGATAACTTTATGGATTGCGAAAGGCCATAAAGTATTGTAGAGAGTAGAGATTGAATAAATATAATATCTCCAAGAGTTCCCAACCACAAAATGTGGAAAATGTACTCCAAGCTGAATTGGAATTGACCAATTGATGAAAATGAGAGAAATCTCCAGAGCATAGGATAAAGAGCCTATGGTTAATAACAAACTGAAAACTTGGCTTACAGCACTCTTTTGTGTAGTTAGGTGTATCCTTTTTCCTAAGACAAAAATATGCATTGCGTCTGCGACAAGACCGCAGGCCAATGAAGTTTTGCTGAAAATTACAGATGACTTTATGAAGAATTATGGTTTTGGGTCTGAAAATCTAAGACGTGAAATTACATATGCTGCCGTTGGCGCAAATAAAGCTGTAATTGAATTTGCAAATGGCTCATGGATTAGAGTTGTTACTGCTGCTGATTCTGGTCGTGGTTCTCGTGCTAATATTTTGTTGGTTGACGAGTTTAGAATGGTTGACCTAGATACTATTAACACAGTATTGAGACGATTCCTTACGGCTCCAAGACAGCCGAATTATTTAAATAATCCAAAATATGCACATCTCCTAGAACGAAATAAAGAGTTCTATATGAGTTCGGCATGGTATAAAAACCACTGGTCTTTTGAAAAGGCGAAGGCTTATACGGTAAACATGCTTGATGATACAAAGAAGTATTTTATCTGTGGACTACCGTATCAAGTTTCTGTAAAAGAAGGCTTATTATCTCGTGAACAAATCGAAGACGAGATGTCTGAAACAGACTTTGATGAGGTCAAGTGGAGTATGGAGATGGATTGTTTATTCTTCGGTGATACTGAAGGCGCTTTCTTCTCATTTGATGACATCGGATGCAGAAGAACTTTGCAAACAGCAGTCTACCCTCCTTCGTTTATAAACAATAAGACATATAAGATACCAGAATTGGCTACGAATGAAAGACGCATCATGTC